CTTTGGCTTGATAAAGCTATATTAACCATCACTAAAACTTTGTTTGAGCTAGAACTAGGTGTTATTGCTACAGAAAACCCTGGTACATCAACATCACTTAATGAAGTTGATGAAAAAGTGTCAAGTTTTACTGTTTGAACAACTTGAAGAATTTTACCACCAACACCACTTGCTAATTTTCCAGCAGTAACAGCATTAGCAGCAAGCATATCTGCATCTACTATCCCATCAGGCAGACCTCCTACTGAAATTCCTGTAACTGTTCCTGATCCGTTGATTGCTATTGGCATAACTATAAGATAACTAATATTGCACCAGAAGGCACAGTTATTGAGACTCCGTTATTAATTGTAGGACTTACTGTATGTGCATTTTTTCCAGAAGATAAAGTGTAAGAAGTTGTTGCAGTTTGATCCGATTCAAAGAATACTTCATCTGTACCTCCTCCTGTAGCTCCAGCACCTCCACCTATCGCACCCCAAGCACCATTGTTATAGCCTTCAAACTGATTTAATGTTGAGTTATGTCTAAACATACCAACAGCAGGACTGCCATCTCTCTGAGCTGTTGTACCAGATGGTATGGTCAGACTAGATGTATAGTTATGCGTTATCTTTCCTGTAAAAGTACCTCCAGCTTGAGGCATTAATCCTAAATTAGTACTGGCTGCTGTTCCTACAGTTACATATCCATTATTTGCTGCATTTCTTATCTTTAAATTCCCATCAGATGTATCAACGTGCCATTGGAACGCAAAATTAGTTGTTAATGCACCAGAATTACTATTATTTGACGCAATAGCCTGTAAAACATTATTGATGTCTGCTCTTACAGCAGCACCCGTTCCATTATCAATTACAAAGTCGTGTTGAGCCATTTAGATAATCAACATTAAGTTTATTCTACCCTCCTTTACCAAATCCGACAGCCTGATATGTGAAATTTCTATCAATCGAAGCATTTGATGAATTTTTGAAGTGAACAGTGAAACCCGTTCCAGATACACTAGACACTTCAAAGTAATCTCCTGATGCCATATTCTGTGCATTAATACCAATAGAGGGTAAATTAGTATTTGCTCCAAGAATAGAAGATGTACCAACAAAAAACGGGTCAGTAAAGGTTATAGTTTTAGCTCCTGCTCCGCTTGCTGTTAGATTACCTTGTTCTGTCCTTCTCTGTAAAGATGCTGTATAGCCTAGCTGAGAAACTTTTATATCTTGTCCTATGTCGTTACTTATAAGATTTGCCTTAAATTTAAATCCTCTACCTTTGTACGTTCCATTTGCAAAAGTTTGAAACGCAGTATAAGTTGGAGAACCAGATCCAGGATTATCTTGTGTAACTGAAATTTGCATCTCTGCATTTACATCAAGTGCTGTTGTGCCATCAAAATCTGTAATATCATCAATCAAACCTCTTGAATCGAATAAGTCAGAAGGAAAAAATCCTTCAGTAAGAAAATGTCGTTTGAAATCTACACTAAATACAGCACCTAAGTCTAAGAAAGAACTACCAGCAGCACCACCAAATTCATAAGTACCAGTTGGTGAAATCCCACCCGTATCATCTATTGATGCTTCATTGTCAAAGTTAGCTATCGCATCAAATAAACCAGTGCCAGCTAAATTCAAACTATTTGTTACAGCATCAAAAGAAACATTAGTTTTTGTTCCTTGAAATTTAGGATTATCTTGATCTTCTCTTCTCGTCAAAGCAATTAAAGGAGCTTGATTATCAGGTAAATCTATAATTACACTTGTTTCACCAGCACATAATCTACCACCATCATCTTGGAATTTTAAAATATATTCTCCTTCAAGATATGGTACTTCCGCAGTTGTTGTATTACCAGCTAATGCTTGAATTAAATCAGTGCTGTTTTCAAAAGTTCCACTTCCGTCTGTAACAGGAGAATGTCTTACAAAGACACGACCACCATGAGTAACGTCAACGTCAGTAGATAAATTCCAACGTAATCTTACTAATTTTTCACTGATAGGTTCTGCGGTCAAACCAGTAACATTTGCTGGTAGTGCAGTTTTTCCTTGTGCAACAAAAGTTAAATTGGCAGATGTGGCACTTGTCTGTAATGCTGTATTGTAACTGAATACTTGAAACTCATACGTTCCAACATCACTGTCAAATATCTCAAAATCAGGAGCAGATACAGTTTGAGATATAAAGTTACCATTATTAAATCTATAATTCACTTGATACTGCGTAACACCAACAATAGGTTGCCAACTAAGAATTAATTTAGATACAGCTTGGTTATTAATAACAACAATTTTTTCGTCAGCTTGTAATGCTGAAGGAGGATCTTTTGGAAGATTTAATATAGATACTGTTCTAGTTGGTAAACTTGCACCATCTTCGATAAAGGCATATTTAGCATTTACATAAGACAAAGCAGTAATCGCATAATTTATACCATCAGATTCTTCTACTGTTATCACTCTGAACTTTTGAGCTTGAACTGTATCATTCTGTAAAAGCCAAACAGTATTTACATTTGGAGTATCAGAATAAGCGGAAGCAACTGTGATTACAGCACCAGATATTGATTGAACAGTTTTTGTTTCTACTGTTCCATTTGGTAAAACCACACTTAATGTTGGATTGTTTGATGTAGGTAAATCTGTCGCAGCAGTATCATCTACAGTAATTTGCGTTGTTGTTGCAGCAGTAACTCTTCCTCCTCTGCGAACACCAGAACGAACAGGATCAGCAATATCAATAACAGCACCAGGTCTTACAACAACACCAGAATCTATAGAGGTTGCAAATGCAACTATCTCACTCTCATTTTGTTCAGCAAATAAAATAGCTTTTGCTAATCTTCTAGCTTGTCCTCTTGATGTACAGGCAAATCCTTTTACTTGCTTAATAATTACTCCAAACTTAGCTATCGAAGCAGTATCTTCATAAACCTCATAATCTATTTCTCTACTATCCATATTGAAATAAGAAACAGAAATAACAGTATTTCTTGTTTTTAATCCGCTTCCTGAGTAACTAAAACCTTCTTCAGTTACATTTGCAAGGTTAAATAAATAACTTGCGTCTTTTGGACTATCTTGTGCAAGTTGAATACTACCAGCAGACCATATTGGCATACATCTCATAACTCCTGCTAATTCATTTATCAGATCAAATGCTTCACTTGATGATTGAATATTTACATTACAACTGAATCTAGCTTCCTGTCCTCCAAAACCATCTGATACTAACGTATTTGCAAACTTACTTGCAGTTACAAAAGAGAATAAATCAAGTGAACTTTCTGTTATATGATTGCCAAATCCATAGCGTGTGTCCAAAAGTAAGTCCAATAAGACCATCGCAGGACATGAGCACCATTGAGCAGCACCCATAACTCCGTTAAAAATATATCCATCAGGATAAATAATACGACCAGTTGTACTATCAACAGTTGGGGTTCCAGAGCTACTAGCACCAGCACCAGGAATCCTTACTTTTATTCCTCTAATACGATATTTTCTTGTTGGTATTGATTGAAACTGCATAGAGTCCAATCGAACAGAAGCATAAGCACTATTAGCATAAGTGTTAGCATCATCAATAATTTCTCCAAAACTTGTCCATGTAAAAGCATCTATAAGACTTGAATCTGTACTATCTGCGGTTACTCTTGTAACTCTTATGTCAGCAGGAAAAGCACCTGTAAGATTTACTCTGTAATCTCTTTGGTACGCATCAGCAGTTCTACCTGTGATAGTGTCATCAATAACATCAGTAAAACCACCAGAATTATATTGAACTGCTATTTTTAACTGAACAGAAGAACCTAATAAATCTCCTTGTGCTGTTGCTCTTTGTAATTGTGGAAAAGTTATAGTTATATTTACTGCATCAACATTTGAATTTGTTATTTGTCTTGTAACAGGAGAGGATTGAGTAACAGTAAGACCAACTGCTGTAACAGAAGAACTACTTTCAATACCTTCAACTTTTGTCTGTCCTGATGTTCCAAATCTAGGATTAAATGTTACATCTTGAAAATTAAAATCAGTTGTAGCTGGATTAGTTGAATCAGCAGTTGATTTTAAAACAGGAGTGTCATTTAAAAATACATCTTTTAATGCAGCATTATTATATGCAGTAGTACCTTGTGTCCTCCCTTCTTTTGACGCTGTTGCAAAACCTTCAATTTCTCCTTCAGAAACTAAATCAAGAAAAGTGGCAAACTGTCTACTATGTAAAGTATCAGGTGCTCTTGTTGGTTGAGGTGGGGTAGGAGGAGAAGGTGCTCCAGATCCTCTAATAATTTTAGGTTTTGTCATGCTTGTACCTGTTGAGTATCAATCGCACCACTTATGACAACTGAACCTGTAACTATCTCCCCATAAACTATTGGAACTGGAGTACCAGCCCGTGATGTATTTTGAGTTCCAGAAAAACTAAATGATAACTGTGGATCTTGTTCAGAACTAAATTCTTTTGGTTTAGGTAAAGGGAATAACATATCACTTACACCTGATAAAACTAAACTTGTTCCGAGATATAAAGAGGCTTTAGCTAAAAAACCTACCTTCGCAAATGGAGTTGCTCCTGCTGCTATACCTTTTGCTGTAAAAGAACCAAAAGTCATAGGAGAAAACATAAAAGCACCTGCAATCAACGCTGCTCCTAGTAATATTTTTCCTGTACCACTTCCAGCACCACTAATAACAGGAACGATATGTATATCTTCTTGTCCTATTGGGTGATGTATCTCTTCTTCGTTTACCGCATAATTACCAACTTTTACCTGATAATATTGAGGATTCATATATTTTTCTACCTGCGGAAAGTTATTAACAAGAAAACTAACTGCTTTTGAAAGACTATCTACCTGTATTTCAAATTCTTTATGCCCTACAAACTGAGCAAGTTCGCCATATAGCTTCAGTTTACGCAACATAACGATACCTCCCTCCTGTGCACTTTAATAACCATTGAGAATAAGGCTCTCTACAAGATAGTCTATCGGTTAAATGATGTAAAACATCTCCATCTAAAAAAATAGCTACATGATTTAAACCAGCAGATCCTATAGACATAAAAAGTAAATCTCCATTTATTACTTTTTCTTCTGGCCTTAATTGTCTAAAACCTGTTCTCCAAGCACATCTTTCAAACATAGGATTTAATATAAATTCTTCTGGTGTTGTCGGCCTATCCCAATCTTTTAATTCAATACTTTTTTCTTTTTCATACCAATCTCTCACCAAAGACCAACAATCAGTAACACCCCAAACCCAAGGTCTGCCAAGTAAAGGTGGTTTATATCCACAAGGTTCACAGTACCCCCATTGTTCTGTTTTTGGATTAACAATATGCCACGGAAGATTACTCTGCTCACAACTAATTTGATCTGCTTGACTAGGTGTAGGAGGTGTTGCAGGGTGGCTATGAACAACGGCTGTTATCTCTCCTGTATTATCTGCTTTTACATAATCTTCTGGATCAATAATAAAACACTGATGATCTGTCATTGAAAGATTACGACAAGGAAAATATTTTTCTTTTCCTCGAATGTTCAATAAAAGACCACAAGACTCTTTAGGATCTTGATCTTTCGCATGAACAAGTGCTTCTTCTTTCCAATTCATGCTATAAACGTACCAATCGAAGGAAATTCTGTTCTAGTACATTGTCTTTTTGGTGCTCTAATACCAGCAATATCAAATACTGCTGCTAATTCAAATTGCACAATTTCTCTATTTTCTGCTGATTTTCTATCTATTTTATAAATTTCTTGAGGAAACTCTGCTGTAGGATCTGGTGTTCCTAATGGATTAGTATTTCCCGGAAAATTAACAGAATCTAAATATCTAGCTAAAGTTCTAATTCTTGTAACTGTAGCTCCTGTTAAATCATTACCTGTTGTTATTGAGTTTACATTTAACAAAATAGCAGTAATAGTTCCAAGAGCATTACTGATAGTCAAAGTAGGTCTAGGGAGTTGACCTTTTTGAAAAGCAAAACCTTCTGCCTGTATTGGCATTTTTACATAAGTATTACCAGCCCAAATAATATCTCCATTTCCTACTCTATTTGTACCAGCATGAAATCTATAAGTAGCCGTTGATCCATGTATTGCAGCTTCAGTTGTTATAGTAAAAAGTTCAATTATTGCTGAAGGATTGATCTTTTGTAGATCAGTAATAATAGGAGCAGTACTCATGGTTCAAATACTTCTCTAAATGTTGCTTGTATTGTAGCTCTATTGTTATATGGTATAGATTTTGACCATGCTTCGCAAACAAACTTTTGTGCAGTGGCTTCTCCAGGTGCAGTAAAATCAAAGCTGGCACTATCATTTGCACGGGCATCAAGGAAGGTTTCTATTGTATCTGCGTCTGTTTCAGATACGTTAAAAGTAAAATTATAAACTTTTGGATTTTGATGTTCTGCCAATCCAAATAATATTCTATGTTCAAAACCATCAGCAAAACGAATAGTACGAGTAGCTGGTGCGGATCTTTTTTGTTGTCCGTATGTAGGTTTTATTGAAGGAAACGTAGTCATTATGCAAGCATACCTCCTGGTCGTTTTTGTTTAATTAATTCTGATTGTATAGCAACTGAAATCATCCGACCAAGTTCTCTACCTTGTTCTTCATCTCCTTCAACAGAAGAACCAGAAGCATCTACATTTACAACTATATTTGTACCACCCATAGCATGATTAGGAGCTATTGTGCCAGTAGCACCTGGAGTAAATAATTCTGCACCTCTTTCTCCAACAAGATAACTTTTTCCTGCGGTAACTCCACCTCCATATTGTCTTTTAATGGTAGAAATATTAAATGAACCTGCTGGTAAAGCTGCACCACTTGGTATGCCTGTCATTGCTGTTGCTTGTGCTCCTAATCTTGCAGAATCTAATGGATTAAAAAGACCACCTAATAAACCCAATAAACCTTGCTGTAACTGATTAGCCATCATTCTTGCAGCAGTATCTAAGAAATGATCTGCAATACGATTAAGCATATTTCTAAACGCATCTGATACAGACATTGTTCCTTTTATGATTCCCTTAAATGACTCCTCAAACGAATTTGCCATTGTTTCTGATAACGTCATAACCATGTATATTGGATTCGCTAATTTTTTCATTTCATCTTGTAAGTCTTTTACTTTATCTTCAATAACAGAAAAAGCTAAAGCTCCTGATTGTCCAAATTGACTATTAGCCTCATTAACAAGACCAAGCATTTGTCTTACTTGTTCTAACGCTTCTTTAAAATCTTTCATTCTCTGATTTCTTCCTTCCTCAAATTCTTTTTGTAATTTTTCTGCTCTACCTTCTCCATATCTTGTTGGATCGCCACCACCTCTGAACAACAACTCTTCGCCAAAATCTCTAAACCTATCTAAAAATGTTATTTGTTTTGCTTGAGCTACAGCAATATCATTTTCCGCTTTTGCTCTAGCCTCTGCTAACGCTAATTCAATAGTTGCACTATCAGTAATTAAATTTTGATTTAATAATTGTGTAGCGACTTCATTACCTATTTTTGTTCTGGCTTCAAAAATTTGATTAGCTAATTGGGCTTGTCGATTTGCAGTAGCCACACTATTAAATGCTCCTGCATCTGAACCAAAAATTTCTGTTAAAGATTTAGCAATACTTCCAGAACCAAATTGTGCAAAAGCTCCTAATACACCAAACGCTTCTTCTTTTGTTATTCTTAAGCGTTTTGCAACTGCGTCTATATCTTTTGATGTAAGTTGAGCACTACCACTTACATCTGAAAAACGGACATTTAAGGCAGCTAATGATTGATTAAATTTATCATTTTTATCAATAGCAGAACCTATTGCAGTACCAAGAATAGATAATGCAAAACCAAATTGACCACCTATAGCTCCACCAGCAAGTCCACCAAGTCCACCACCAACTGCTGCTGCTCCTGTCTGACCAAAGAGCAACGGAAAAGCTCCACCAATAATAGCACTACTAGCGGTGCTACCCAATGTACCCGATCTCCCTTTATTAACATTTGCTTTAGAAGTGTTATTTTTACTTGCTGCTAACTTTTGTTCTAATAAAATTTCTTTTCTTATTAATTGAATGTTTTGTTTATTAATCTCTAAACCTTTTTGTTTTAATCGTTGAATTACTTTAAAATCTATTTTTTGTTTTCTATATGCTTTATTTAATCTCTCTTCTTTATCAATTACATCGCCAATAGCTCTAAAATATCTTTCTGTACCTAAAGCAACTTTGTTTAAATTACCTTTTGCCTGACCTAATACTTTATTTAAAGTATTAAATGAATTTGGTAATGTTTTACTTTGTTTATTAGCTAATTTATTTAAAGTATTTATTTCTCTAGTTAAAGCAGTTGTTTCAGCACGAACAGCCTTTAGTTCTTTAGCACCTTTTACAGCAATAGCAATATCAACACTATAATTAGCCACTTACTATAAAAAACAAAACATTTTCTCTATATTACCTCTTTCTGCCTTTTAAAGCACTACTTCTTTGTGCTTGTTCTTGTTGTTTTTTAAATTCTTCATGTTCTATTTCTGCAAATGCAGCCCAACCCATCATCTCTTCAACAGTTAAAGTTTCTGAAAGTTCAGCAACAGTTTTTCCTAATTCTTTTGCTAATGAAAATATAAATTGCCAATCATTATTAGCTTTTCAATTCGGCTTTAGCCTCTTGAACTCCTCTGGTTTGTCCAGCTTCAATCATGGCTAATTGTATTTCTTGTAATATATTTGCTTCAACTTCTCTTCTTAATGAAGCCTTATCTCCATCTTGAAAAATTCTTTTGCCATCTTCATCTAATGATTTTTCAATCATAAGAGCTAGTGCAAAATCATTTGGATCATTACTGTCTGATTTTTTTGTTATTGATTCTCTTTCTGCAATAGTTAATGGGTGCCAATAGACAGAAAGAATTACCTCATCATCTTTGACTACATCATGTTTATAAAGTTGTGAAACTCCAAACTTGTTCTTTAAAAGATCAACTGCTCTTGTCATGTTAATATGTAGCTATTATTAGTATACTAAGCGTTGGCAGTAAATTGACAAGATATTAAGCCTAAGAAATGTGAAGAGTCATCTATATCAATAGGAACAATGCCTGATATATCAGCAACTCTAGGAGAACAATTAAATGTATCAGTATAATTTGAAGCATTTACAGAAGTAAGCCCATCAATAACAGCTTCTCCTAATGAAGATAAAACAGAAGTACCTTTTCCTCTCGGAACATAAATATTACATCTAATTACACCAGAATAAAAATCTTGTGCAGCACCTTGAGTTTGTTGTGTTGCTTGTCCAAAATCAACAGATATAATAATGTATTTTTTAGTCTTACCTGGTGTTTTATATACCATGTTGTCATAGACCATTTCAACAGTAGCGTCTACTCCTGCAACTGCATCTGTTACTGCTTTTTCAAAAGCTGCTCTGGTGTTTACTAAAGTCATTGATTAGCTATATCAGAAACATTCTCATAACCAACAAAACTTCTATTCGGATCAGCAAATTGTCCAATACCTCTGCCTCCTTGAACTGACTCAGAACCAAGAAGAACTTTTGACTTTTTATCTTTAAATATTTGATTTATTGTGTTTTTAAGATCACTTTGAATAAATAAATTAATTTTTTGACGAGGAGAAGCTAAAGCGTAAGCAGCATACTTAGCTGTATTACCAATATATATTTTTTCATAAATTTTAAAATTATATTTTATTTTATCTACAAATCTAGGTTCAACTTTTGCTTGTGGGGATTTATCTCCTTTTCTTGTGGCTTTTATATTTTTCCATGGGTTAAAATCTTCTCGTTTATCTTTTGGTCTAGGTCTTGTTCTACCAACTGTCCAACTTGAAGCAAAAAATCCAGTATCAATAGGACTAATAGGATCTTCTTCTCTTGATAAACCGACAAGAGTAGTTCTAACAAAAGCATTTAAGTCTTTTGTTAATTGATCTTCTAAATCAGCAGCAATATTATCTACATTATTTGATTTAGCCATCAGAACCTCACTAATAAAGTAAACAGATAAGTCTGTCCACCTTGTCTTGTATCTATATTAACTATCTGTCCTACCCTTGTAGATCCAGCATAAGTTAATGTAACTTCATCTTGAAAATCAGGTTGATTATCTCCTATCAAATCAGGTGTAATATAAACCTTTGCTTCTCTTCTTTCTCTACCATCATCTTCAGTAGAAATAACAAACTCAACAGGAGCTTTGATACTGTAAGTCGTATCACTTGTAGAGTAAACACCTGTACTTGTGTTATAACTGCCAGATGCTTTTCTTGTATAAACAATAGAAGAATCGAAGGAATCTCCTAAGTCAGAAACAATCTGTTTAGCTACATTTTTTAATAATGAATCTAATTGTCCTGCCATTATCCTCTAACCACCCTAAGTTGAAAACTACCTGCACCACCAAGCATATATGCTCCAAGATAACTTTGTAGCCACGGGTAAACATCAAGAATATTATTTACAGATCCAGTGCCCTGACTTGCAGTATTGTATTTAACCTGTATATCTCCTAGTTTTACTTCTTCAAAATTACCATCTTTACCAGTAGTTCCCGTTATAGCATCTGTATCATTTGCCAATGCTCTAGCTAATTCATATTGTGCATATTTAATATTGTTTGGAATAGTAGAACAAGATAATTCAACACCATCTACTTGATAATTAGTTCTTGGAAATTTTAAAGCCTGACTTTCATCACATCTATCGCCATAAAAAACTAAGGTATCAATCCATCTTGTAGCTGATATTAATGCTCTTTTCTTCTGGTCATCTGTTTTATTTGTCCAAGTCGAAGAATCTGGAGAGGTATCAAAGTAATCGTTAGATTCAGATAAAGTGACATAGCTATTAGCAGTTTCACTTTTTATAGTTGCAATTATGGTAGCTGCCACGATTATTAAAGTAATTTAGTTTTATTGTAGCGTAAAGAAAAAACCCCACCAATAATTGATGAGGTTTTTAAATGGCATGACCACTGCCAATTTAATCTTAAAATAAATTAAGACTTTAAGGCATTGGATAATGGTGTATTTACAAAAATTTCAACCATAGGGATCTGGTCGATGTCATAAGTAACACCATAGTTAGAGCCTGTTCTTAATGCTGAGTTAGCAGGGTTATCAGAAGCAGAAGTCCACTTAGTACCCATAACATGATATGCAGTGTGATAATCAACAGACATAACATCTTGCTTTGATAAGATGTTTCTTTCTGCTTCAATACTTAGTTCAGATTGAACACCCTCAAGAATTGTTCCTGACTTCATTAAGTAGCAACGGAACTCTTGACGATTACCAGTAGTTGTTGGGTCGTTGATGTTTACCTGAGAGTCAATCACAACTGTACAACCAGCAAATTGACCGATTGATCTATCAGTTACACCAACTCCACCACCACCCCAAGTAATGCCAGTACCAGTTGATAAGGCAGAAGTTGAGAATGTTAATAATCCTACTTGGTATAAGTAGTAAGCAACCGCAGGGTGGACTATAAGAAGATCAAGTTCTTCTCCTCTTTCTCCGATAAGAGAACGAGCTTCTGCAACAGTAGCAGCAGTAAGATAGTTTGCTTCAGCAGTAGAACCAGAACCACCAAGTTGTTTTTCTAAACGATGTGCATTTAGAGCAGTATGGAATAAACCAGTTAATGTTTCAAATAAACGAACAGAGTTCAATTTATTAATAGCATCTGCAAGCTGATTTCTGATGTGACCCATTGGATCTTCGCCAGCAGCCAAAATAGCAACGTCATCAACAGCATACGCAAAACCTCTATGACAGATAGTTGCGATCTGCGTATCTGTACCAATTTTTTGTGGTGTTAAATGACCATTGGTACTTGTACCCCATGAAGAAGTACCATCAATAATCTCTTCAGTTGGAGATATTGGGTTAAATTCTGGAACTTGTATTCTTGTTCCACCTGCTCTTGCATCAAGCAGAGCATTACGAACAACAGCACCAGATTGAATAAATAGGCTACGTTCTTTAATAGCTTGAGAAACGTATGCACTAAAATTATTTCTCTTAACGATATCCGCTAACAGGACACCGCCAGAGTAATTCTGAAACGGAGCAGCCATTGGCTTATTAAAAAATTAGTTTTACATTTTCAAGTCACGGACTTGGTAACACTTTTCAAGCCACGGACTTGATAGTAAATTCCTAAATCACGGATTTATAGAAATTACTTTTTTTTAAGTGCTTTGAGCCTCCTGTTTCAGCACGGCTGCCATTTGAGGATCTTGTTCTGATATTAGCATTTGTTGAGTTATATTGCCCGTTTTCCATGGATTTGGCTGTCCACTACCAGCATTTGCAACAGGACTAGGTTTCGCACCCATACCAGCAGCAGAACTAGGTTTAAAATGATGTTCCCAACCACTACCAGGATTTTTAAGACTTGCAAGATAATTTGTTAAATTCTGTTCAACACCACCTTTAAGAACAACAACTTCTCCGTTAGCATTTTTTTGTAAATTTCCTTGTAACAAAGATAAAGTTTGCTCTGCATTTATTGCACCTAAATTACTAATAGCAGCCAATGCTTCTGTTTTAGTACTTGCAGCTTCATTAGATGTTTTTAAATCTTGTATTTGTTGTCTAAGATTATTTACTTCATTTTGCATTTCCTGATTTGTTTTATTTGCCTCCTCCCATAAAGGTTTATACATCCCCTGATCTTCTAAAGCTTTATTTCTGTCATCATAATATTGACCTATTTTACTTTTAGCATTTTTAAATTTTTGTTCTGTTTCTTCAGCTAATTTACTTTTTTCTTGAGCTAATGCCTCTGCTTTTGCAGCACGTTCATTTGCCTGTTTTAATTGTTCTGATAAATCATTAACAGGAGGTGTTGGAGATGTAACTACAGGTGTAGTAGCTTCCTGTGTTTGTTCAATTACTTTTTCTTCAATAGCCATTTTGTATTAAGATGATGGGTTAAGTTTTTCTTTAAGTTCTTTAATTAGAACTTTTTTAGTATGTCGTTTATCAAGTTCAATACCGATAGTACGACCAAACTCTTCCAGTTGTTTTTTTGTCATACTATCAAAATCATTAGTTTGTTCAAGTATTGGTTCTTCAGTGATAACAACTTCTGGTTCTGTTTCTACAACTGGTTCTGATGCAGGACAGACAACTACAGGATCATCGCCCATCATCTGACTATGTGTAGGTTCAACAAGCTCCCATTTATAAGTTCCGTCAGGTTGAAGAACTTTATCTAATGATTTAGCCATAAGCTCTATTCATTTATATATACTATAATAGTATATTAACTTGATTCTGTCTGATTGGCACTAGGTAAGACTTCTCCCTGTACTAAAATATCTCTAAATTCTTCTCTATCTATTACTTGCTGATCGAATAATGATGTCAAAGCTGTAATATCTTGACCAATTAATCTTTCAATATCAAAGTCTCTACTTATCTTAACTTCTGGTGGTTCAATACCTACATACTCAGCAGATAAATTAAAACATTTTTGAAGTTTTTGTTCTAATTCCATAGAAACCATAGCAAGCATAGAATTTGTATCAACACGATCTAAACGTCTTGCATCAGCAGATTCAGCTACAAACTTTTGCTGTGACAAAGTACTAATACCAAGAGTAGCCATTTGCATTTGCAATTCTTTTATTTCAGCAGATTGAGCATCAAAAGCACTTGAAGCTGGCTCTACATAATAAATTTTATTGCCTGGTTGAGTTGCCATTGCATAATTTACAGATATAGCTAAATCTTTTGTTTGATCGTCATATCCCTCCATCACAAGCATTGGTTGAGATGCAACATGCAAGCTATGAATTAAATCAGCTTGTCTTTGAAAATGTGCAAGATTTAAATATGCAATATCTAGTAAAGGTGGTTTACTTACTAAATTTTCTGTTTTTCCAGAATAAATAGTAACTAAAGGTATTTCTCCAAGAGAAAAACTACCAGATTCAACTAATTTATATTCTTCTCCTGTTGTATCTGTACTAAATTCTCCAGCATAAGAATTATCATCAACATCATACATTGCATCAATTTGATCTTCTTTACGAAAAACTCTGTAATTTCCAGGTTCTATAACTCTTACTTGTTCAAATACTTTTTCTCCAAAATCTCCATCAGGTAATACAGCTTTTTCTCCTATCCTTACTTGTATTAAGTTTCCATAATTAGATTCTCTATCTAATCTATAACCAAATAAATTATTAGGATCTACCTCAATCCAATAAGGTCTGCGGTTTTGTTCTCTTTCCTCTGCAAGACTTAATGCACCAGAAGGTGCAGGATAGTCTACAAGAATATGACTTTGACCATAAGTAAGAGAACACATTAATAATCTTCTTGCATATTCATCTAAATCCGATCCACAACCATCAACATCCATTTTAAATGTATCTGTCCAATAAGGATCTCCAATAAGTGTTATTGGTTTTCTAAGAACTAAACCTGTAGCTGCTCTAATTAATCTTTGAGTGAAAGGAGAAAATACAGCACGATTTACTCTTGCCATATAAGCTGTATAATCTTCTCTTGGCTCTAATGGTAAAAACGCTTCACTATTTTCCCTTAAATATTCTGTTCCTTCAGTAACAGCTTTCATTATTTCCCACCCTTTCATCATGTCCAGAATTGCTCTGTTTTTAGTAAAAGGGCTATCTATACCACTAAGAGAGTTAGAGGTTTGAATTTTTGTTCTTATTTCGCCAGGAATTGAATAAGTCATTTAACACCTCCATCTTTTTAATGCTTTATTAATCCTGCTGTTAGGATCATTCTTTTTCTTAATATTAGTCATTTTTCTTTTCATGCCTTCCATCCTGTCACAGAAACTTTTTCTTCTTTTTTTCTCTGACTCAGTAAGACCTGATTTTTTAGTAACAGGTGCTTTTAAATTACTACCAGTGGCACGATTATATTTTGCACGACCTTTCGCAGTAAGACCACCTTTTTTAGATTTTTCTCCTTTTCCTAAAGTTAAACTAACAGATTTACGTTTCATTATCTTCCCACCTTTGCCTGTGCCTTTTTATGGGCTTGGGTAAAAGTATCTCCTGCTCTCATTCGCCTTTTCATAAACTCCATATGCTTCGCACTATGATGTTCAGAATGTTTTTCTAATAGATTTTTTTGGCGAGTGGTAAGTTTCACTTCTTTTTCTTTTTTTTCTTAGAACGTAGTTTTTTAAGATCAGCAGCCGTAATCTTATCCCGTGGTGGAGCAACAGCAGCTAATTTACGTTGTTTGCTCGAATAAGATGATTTAGGCATTAGATAGCAGAAGTGATAGCACCATTAGTTACAAAACTAACTGATACTGTAGAAATATCTCCAACAGTAGAACTAAATGAAGTTCCTGTAATAATTGCATTAAAACTTAATTTTTTAGTACCTGATGTATCTAAAAACAAGTTAAACGTAGCATCGCCAGCATCTTCTGTTGTTAATACGTCTGTAATAATTTCAGCAGTATCATCTCCAGATGTTGCAGTGTAAAGAAGATCAACAGTTCCAGAACCAGAAATTAAACTACCAACAAAACTTCTTGATGTTGCACCATGAGAAGTAGTCTCTAATGTGTCCTTTGTTGTATCTAAAGTCCAAGCTGTTGTAGAAGCTATAGCTCCAACTGATCCAGTTCCGTTATCAAATGATACAGAGCCTTCTTCGCCACGAAAAAATGCCATGATTCTAAGAAAAATTTACTTATAACAATATATTACCTTGAAACTGCGTTTTTCACAGTTATTTCTTCTTCTTTTTACGTCTATGTTGATAAGTTATTTTTTTACTGCTAGTTTTTTCACGTTTAAATCTGGCTTTTTCGGCTGAAGTCATCTCCCCAACTGTTTTAGGTGTCTTACTTGAGACACGTTTACTAGGTCTACAGGCAGGATAACCTCGTTTTTCACCTTTTGAACGACCACATGGCTTACCAGTTTTAACATCAACCCAATTTTCCTTGAACCAACGGGTTAAACCACCTTTGGCTCTGGGATTGGGTTTACTTTTTGCCACGCTTTTTCTCCACTCGGTAAGTACCACCACGTTTTTTGTACTCTCGTACAAGCCACGCATTAGCATAAGCAGACGGATAAACTTTAAATTTACGTTTAGCCTCTGCTTTTACCCTAGAGTATAACGCTTTATTTACAGGAACATTCACTGCGTTTCTTACCTCCCTTCTTTTTTTTCTTCTTTTTCTTAGTCGTAGAATGGTACATAGTAAGAATTAGGTATCTTAATATATTCTAAACGAAGTTTGCCCTAGTGTCTCTGGTTTTGCAAGATTAAATTGTTGCAGACAAAGATAACCAAAAGCATCAAAAGCATGATCCACACCCAAGTTTTTATTAGGTAAACCTGTATTCGGTGCATAAGTTAAAGTCCTAAGTGCTTTTATCAATTCTTTACATCTTGGATGAATAAAAGTTCTACGATCTCCATTAGCATCAAGTAAGGCAGTATTAACAGAAGTAATCTTATCTCTGATCTTCCAGGGAGATTTAGGACTCATAACTGTAAAACCATTACGTCTGAGAATTGTATGGTCAGTAACACCAACCCCACTTGTTTTTCTTGCACTACCAGTAGGATCAGGACAGGCAATAACTCTTCGATCCACCCCATACCTTCTGACAACCTCCTCTGCAAAATCCCAAGTGGTAGCACCACCTGTTAGCATGATCTCATCAAACACATATAGGTTATTGTCATGCTTTAC